AAAGGTGATGTGTTGATATCAACAGGTGCAAGTGGTGGCGGTACGGTATTGGCAAAAATTGCAACAATTGGTACAGGTACAGTATATGGTCAAGGACAAACAAATTTGTCATTCTATACAATACCTGCTGGAAAAACAGGTTATTTAACAAATTGGAATGTAGGAGTAGGTGCTTATAATGACGCCGTAACCGCTAACTTATATACAAGAGAAATAGGCAATGGTTTAATTTTTAGAACAAGAGACGTTATGGATGTTCCAGGCGGACTTCATCAAAGAATATATCAAGTACCATTTCAGTTATCTGAAAAAACAGATATTGAAGTTAGAGCAATTGCTTCAACAGGTACAAATATATCATCAACATTTGATATTATACTGATTAATAATAACTAAAATGGCAAGAAAAAGAGCAAAAAAGAAACCAGTACCAACAAATCCAAGACTCTACGCGCAAGTAAAAGCAGAAGCAAAAAGAAAATTTAAGGTATACCCAAGTGCATATGCAAATGGGTGGTTAGTAAAAACTTATAAGCAACGTGGTGGAAAATACCGAATGGGAGTTGCAAGGAAAAAGAAAAGATGATAGATTATATCAAATTAAGACTTACTCAATTTTGGAATATACTTATTGGTAAAGACGAAAATTGGGACGGCTCAGTAGATATCAAAGATAGTTTGATAAAAGCTGAAAAGAAAGCAAAAAATGAAGGCTAAATTACTAGGTAACGGAAAATTTGAAATAGTAAGCAAAGATGGTCACACAGATGCAGCATCTGTAATAAAATCTTGTAAAACCATAATTTCACACTCTCAAATGATTTTAGATCATTTAACAAACCCAGAAGCAGATTTGCCTACTTGGTTTACAAATAAAATAGCAATTTCAGAGTATGAAGTAGTATCTGCTGCAAACTATATCGCAGACGGAGAGATGGATCACCATCAAGATGGCTAAACCAAAAGGTGGATTAACTAGATGGTTTAAAGAAAATTGGGTTGATATAAGTCGTCCAAAAAAGAAAGGAAGATATCAACCTTGCGGTAGACCTAAAGCAAGAACTGCTAGAGGTGGTTACCCGAAATGTGTCCCTGCTCGCGTGGCAGCAAAGATGTCAGCGTCAGAGAGAAGATCGGCTGTTCGCCGAAAAAGAAGTAAGGCACAAGGCGTAGGTGGAAGACCAACTATGGTTAGTACCTTTACTAAAAGAAAGCGAAGGAGCAGCCGAAAGAAGAAGTAGGCATATGGAAAACCAAGAGGTAGTTAGAGAAATACTACAAGTTGTAAAAATGTCCAAAAAACTAAGATCCGCAATTTATCAAAAACTTGTTTGGGGTCAGGAACTTCGCAATCTTTTAAACCTACCAAGGACATCAATAAATAAAGAGCGAATCCAAGAACATTGGGCAAACGGAACAGATCAAAGTTTATAGAAATGGCATTTATGCCAAGTTACTTTTAAAGTAAAAAGGAAGAAAAATGGCAAGAACAGGTGGATTTTTAAGTGGACCAACTGGCGTACATAATACTCAGAAAATTCGTAAACACGTATTAAGAAGAGGTCTCACAAGAGATTTGAACGCAGCAGCTGGCACTACTGTTAATAGCAAAAATCCTGGAAGTTTAGAAACTTTCAGATACGCAACTGCAGCAAAAGCAGTTGGACCAAGATTTGGTAAAACCGCTAATCCAAGACGCGCTAGTTTTGGTAAAAGAGGTGCAGGGCGGATATTACCTAGGCGCGGAAGATAAATATTTTACACGACGACTTTCATAAATTTATGAAAGCAGGACGACTTAGTAAAGTCGTAAATACAGTATTAAATGGCACTAACAGCAAGCGAAAAAGCAAAACTAAAAAGGTACGGTCTCAGCGGTTTAAACAAACCAAAGAGAACACCTAAGCACCCAACTAAAAAAGCTGTAGTGGCAACTCGCGTTGGTAATCGTATAAAGATTATTCGCTTTGGAGCACAGGGTATGGGGCATAATTATAGTCCTGAAGCCCGAAGAAGCTTCAAAGCAAGACACAGAAGAAATATCGCTAGAGGTAAATCTTCTGCTGCCTACTGGGCAGATAAAGTCTTTTGGGCAGGTAAGGGAGGTTCCGTAAAAAGACCTCCTAAGTCTCAAAAGCATGTTAAAGGAAGAAAAAGAAGGAGAAAGTAATACATGAGTATTCCTAAAATGATAGATAAAAGACAAGCGTGGCTAGATGGAGTCTCGGTTGAAGCTATGGCAGTTTTATCTAAACTAACAAAAAGAACCAAAGCAGGAATTACACTTTCTGACAAGGAAGATATGATGTTAGAACTTTGTAGTGGATACTTGTATATGCTTAGTCTTTGTAAAGAAGAAGGACTTTTTGATTCCGATGACCCGTTTAACTTATTTAACAAAGAGACTCTACATTGATTGAAATAAGCCGTTCAGACATAGCGTCTAACTATCACATGGATCTTTCTTCGGAGGATCGCTTTATCAAGTTACCTATTGAGGGGTATCTTGAATTATTGGGCATAAGCCCCAACACATCTCAAACTGCAATTATCAATGCAATTAATAATCCCAAATATCGTTTTGTTTGTGCGGCTGTTTCTCGTCGTCAAGGCAAGACATACATTTCAAATATCATAGGACAGTTAGTTTGTTTAGTACCAAACTCTCATGTGCTACTGATGTCACCAAACTACTCACTATCTCAAATCTCATTTGACTTACAGAGAAATCTCATCAAGCATTTTGATTTAGAGGTAACACGAGACAACGCAAAAGATAAAGTTATTGAACTTTCAAACCAATCAACAATTCGTATGGGTTCTATCAATCAGGTAGACTCTGTTGTTGGTCGTTCGTACGATCTGATTATCTTTGACGAAGCCGCACTTACTGATGGTAGAGACGCTTTCAATGTTGCACTACGTCCTACACTAGACAAAGATAATTCTAAAGCAATCTTTATTTCTACACCTCGTGGACGTAATAACTACTTTGCGGAATTTTACTATCGTGGATATTCAGATGAGTTTCCAGAATGGTGTAGTATAAAAGCAACTTGGCATGAAAATCCTCGTGTATCCGAAGATGATATCAAAGAAGCAAAGAAAACAATGTCTGAAGCAGAATTTAACCAAGAATATCTTGCGGATTTCAATGTATTTGAAGGCCAGATATGGAGATTCAATCATGAACAATGTATTGGAAACTTTGAAGAAATAGAAACAGGCAGAATGGATGTCTTTGCGGGACTTGACGTAGGTTATAAAGACCCGACAGCATTTTGTGTTATTGCATATGATTGGGACACCGAAACTTATCATGTACTAGATGAGTACTATGATTCAGAAAGAACTACAGAACAACACGCGGTGCAGATTCAGAAGTTAATTCGTAAATGGGATATAGACTATATCTATATTGATTCTGCAGCTCAACAAACAAGATACGACTTTGCACAAAACTATGATATTAGTACTATTAATGCAAAGAAATCAGTATTAGATGGTATAGGACATGTAGCAGGCATTGTAGATAATGACAAGCTACTCGTTGACCAAAAATGTAAAGAAGTGCTAATGGCTTTAGACCAGTATCAGTGGGATCCAAATCCAAATCTTATGAAAGAGAAACCAAAACATGACATGGCATCGCATATGGCTGATGCTTTACGATACGCACTCTATACATTTGAAACTAGTGTCACTTCGTTTTAATAAGACCTGTAAAAAACAGTTCTTGACATATGATGTGACTTTTTGGTATAATTCTAATTAAGAGTGGAAATATGGATTTAAAGAGAGATTTAGTTAAATATGTGAGAGATAAAGCTAAATCACGATACAAAAAAGGAAATAGTTGTTTCATTTGCGGAGACAACGAGAATTTAGATTTTCATCATTTTTACGGTTTAACGGAATTACTAGAAACTTGGTTAAAAGAGAAGAATATAATTATTGAGAACGAGCAAGACATACTAGGAATTCGTGAACTGTTCATTGATGAAAACATGGAAAAAGTTTACGATTATACAGTAACTCTCTGTCATAAGCATCATCTAAGACTACACTCAATTTATGGAAAAAGACCCAAATTGATTACAGCAGAGAAACAGAACAATTGGGTCAAGAAACAAAGAGACAAATATGGCATGGTATGACAGATTATTAGGCAGAAGACCAGAGGACGATGAAAAACTCAATCCTGCCCAATATGTAATTTCTCGCGACGAGGGTATGACAATAGACTCTCGTGAAGTCATTACCAATTACAGAAATGCATACGAACAATTAGAAATTGTTAATCGCGCTGTAAATATGATCGTAGATGACTCTGCAGAAATTCCATATCAAATAGGAGAACAAATACTAGGAATCAACAATATTATTAAAAATATTCGTAGATCCAGAGTTGACATTTTAGTAAATAAAGAGCCAAATCCTTTTCAAGATATTAATACTTTTAAAAGGAATCTAGTAATTGATTTATTACTAGATGGAAATATCTTTATATATTTTGATGGAGCTCACTTATATCACTTACCCGCAGACAGAGTAACAATTTATAGTGATACAGATACTTATGTAGATAAATATTCTTTTGATAATAGTATTGATTATACACCAAAAGAAATTATACATATTAAAGAGAACAGTTTTCACTCCATCTATCGTGGAGTACCAAGATTAAAACCAGCATACAGAACAATGCAATTACTTGGAAGTATGAGAAACTTTCAGGACAATTTTTTCAAAAATGGAGCAGTACCAGGATTAGTACTTAAGTCTCCGAATACTCTTTCAGAAAAGATAAAAGAAAGAATGTTACAAGCATGGGTTGCACGATACAACCCACAATCAGGAGGTCGT